GGGTATACGGAAGACGATGGGGTGTACACCACAGCGTTCTGGTTAGGGATTTGGTTGCCGTTGACGAACTGGCCAGAACCACCAGCGTAACCGGCTGTGGCGTTGGTGACGTTAGTCAAAACAATGCTGGTTTCTTGAACAAGGTCAGCATAGCCGACGTTACGCAGTGGACCAAAACGACTGTCGCCCGAGAGGATTGGGCCTTCAAATGTTGCGCGTCCCATGTTGGAACTCCTTATGCAAAAGAACTTTTGCCGATCGTTGCATCGTCTGCTGGGGCAGTGGTGGCAAAAGCAATCACCCAGTTATTGACAATATACACGAATTTTAAAAAAAGAAAAGGGGCCGTAGCCCCTTTTCCTTGGTTTTCATCAGAACGAGCCTGAAGAACCCCACATGCCGAGAGGATCGGACCAGCCAAAGCTGTAACGCTCACGGGCCTTGTAACGGACGTTGCCGGTATCGAAGTCACCGTCCATTGAGTTTGTCAATGGAGTGCGCTCGAAGTGCTTCAAACCGTTAGGCACATCAGTTGTCAAGAACCATGCGTTGATGTCAGTCAAGTAGTGGTTAACGGCATAACCTTCAGGGATAGAGCCGTTGTTCTTGAGGGCGTTGATGTCGTTATTGTTTGTGCCAACACGCAGGCTGGTTTCCAACAGACGGGTTGCAACGAATTGCAATGCTGGAGGAATAATCAGTTTGCGAGGTTGAGCAGCAATCAACAGACCGCGTTCATCAGTCCAAGCGGCGATTTGAATCACAGCGTTTTCCAACGATGTTTCGTTCAAGTCGACCATGGTGCTTGGGCTGTTGTAGTTCACGCCACCGTTGATGAGTGGGTGACCAACGCGAGTGCCGGAAGAGTTCACACCGAACAGAGACACACCGTCGCCGCCCAAGTAGTTCTGGTTGAAGCCGTTGTTTGGAACGGCAGCAGCTTTCACTTGCTTGGTATAGGCCATGGCGCGTGCCAAAGACTTGGTGTAACGAGCAGACAGGCTGTCGTACAAGTTGTCTTCAACAGCTTCTTCAGTGATGGAGAAGCCCAAGGCGATAGTCTCGTGGCTGTAACGGGCAGTGAACGCTTCCTGCGCATTGTCATAAGCAATGGCAGAACCTTCGTTCTTGACCGGAGCAGCGCCGAAACCGGCCAGCTTGGTTTCTTCTTCAAAGCTACGCTCAGATTTCTCTGTTTCGTAGAACTCTTTGTGCTCTTCGCCGTAGCGTGCGTATTCCATACCGAACAAAGCGTTCAGACCGGGGAGCAGCTCTTTGAGCAGTTGTGCGCGTGAAATTGCCATGATTTAGCTCCTATTACAGACCAACAGCGTTGCTGTAAGAATGGTATCCGGGGTTGAACTTCACCAGAATGTCAGTGTAGGCGTCGCCGGGGACCGAGAAACCTTGCATGTTCACCAAGCCAACGACGCGGAAAGCGGCAGTAGTGGTAACAGTAGTAGGGTTCACGGATGTAGTTGAGTTGCCAGTGGTGGTGCTACCTGTGGAGGTAGATTGCACGGCGTTCAAATACACGTTTGCGCCAATGTCAGCGTTGGTCATAGAACCAGCAGCTTGCACTTGGAACACAGCGCGGTCGTCGTCGATCACGTAGGCAGTGATGGTTGTGCCAGTAGGTGCCACAGTGTTAGCTGGGTAGTACTGAGCATAGATCACTTGGCCTTGCGCGTTCACATACGAGCAGCCAACAAACACACCAATACAGCCAGTGTTAGCAGTACCAACGGGGAAACCGTTTGTAGTTGCGTCCGCACCAGTTGAGGTGGCGATTTGCAGGTAGCCTGTAGAAGCCACATACACGAGCGAACCGTTGAAGATGTTCGTGTTGTAACCGGCAGGGTTAATTTGAAACTGTCGAGTGCTACCTGCATAAGGTAGGCCACCCAACTCGTTCACGGCTTTGAAGCCGTAGGGAGAAGAGGTAGATGCCATTTAAGGGCTCCTAAAATTACTTTGAACCAGAACCAAATCCTTGTCCGCGACTGGTCGTTGACTTTCGGTCAGAGAACAGCGGCATTCGAGGGTCGTTGTTTCGCATGAAGTGGTTATCCACTGAGTCCATCTGGACCTGCGCTTGTTGGTTGTAATACGCGTCACGGGCTTGCATCTTTTCGGACGAACACTTGCAGAGCATGAGTCCTCCAATTTCCACGTTGCCTGTAGCGGCATTGCCATACAGTTGCAGTTCCGGGTGGTCTACTGCCTTTACCGGCTCCCAGCCCTCGCGCATCTTGGTAGACACGTTGCGGGTCTCGGCCTGTCCAAGTACGTGCGTCGCAATCCAGCGATACGCGTATCCCGGTTCAGGTGTCGGGTCAGGCAGTGATGTCGGCGGTACGTATACAGCACGAGCAGATTTTTCGCGTGACACAATGTCACGAGGGGTACGGGTTTCAGCCATTTCAGTTCTCCAGTTTTGCTACTTGTACAGCATACTGCTGCGGGGTTAATCCAAGTTTTTTGGCCAACGCCACTTGGGTATTGGTCAAACGAACTTTTCCAGCGCTCGTAGAACGAGACGCCGAGGCGACAACCGTCGTAGGCTTGCGGCGAACCTCACCTGTCTGAGTTTTGTCTTCGCGCCCAAACAACTCTGGGAACTTGGACTTCATGCGACCATCAATTTGGTCGAAGTATTCTTGCGATCGGGGGTCGACCCCGCCGTTGACTAATTTTTGATGCAGCCCTAGTGCGTAGCTGGTGTATTCCTCGAACCCCGAGGAGCCGAACCACTGGTTTCTTGCCTGCCAGCGCAGTGATTGTTCGTCCGGCTCAACCCTTTGGGGTTGTCGTGGTTGTGTTTGTACAGGAATTTCTGTTTCCTGTAAAGGGGTTGGGCGGAAATTTTTTGCCGCCTCGAATCGCATCTTCGCTTCCGTCATTGCTTCTTGTGCAGCAATGATGGCATCAGTGTCAAACGCCTCGTGAGCATCTTTCAACTGGCGACGGGCTCGTTCCATTTCGGACTCGGCCTTTTCACGGGATGTTTGCGCGAACGCTTCCTGCCCGTAATTGACGCTTTTCTTCAGGTTGTTGTTCTCTTGGATCAACTGCTGTGCAAGACGCTCCAGTTCTTGCTTCTCGCGCAACGTGGCTTCTTTGGCCCGGCGCTCGTCGTGACGGGCGTGGGTCAGCTCCTTGATGCGCTGCTGGACTTTGCCAGAGTAGCTCTCGATTTCTTCATCAGACGGGTCTTCAACTTCCTTGTTCAGGGGCTGACGGCCACGGTCTTTCTCGGGGGTATCGTCGATAACTTCAATCTCGACATCATCTTCCCCTTCAATTTCGATTTCAACCTGTGGGTCTTTATCTTCGATTTCATCGGGAAACTTAAACGGTTCCATAACTACTCCTTAAGCGCGGCTGATTCCGCGTGGGTCTTGCACAACAGCATCAACTTGGTCGTCGTTGATGAGACGGAATTCCTTCCCAAAAATCTTCACTCGTGTACCGGAATACGTACGGACAAGAATGAAATCGCCGGGTTGGCACCAAGGTCCGGTAGGAAACTTGGCTGTGTCTTTGTAAGCGTCGGGGCCATGCTTCAAGACGAACAACACCGTGGTGGCATGCTCTTCCTGACGGATGATGTCCGATGGTTTTACAAGGTCCAGTGTGGTTCCTGCATAACGTTCTTCAACGTCAGGCACGGCGCACAACAGTTTGTAGCCCGCTGGGTCGGGCAGTTGCCGAGCTTTTTCTTGCGCAGTTGCGTCTGGTGCAGGCGCGTCCGTGGCTTGAATTGTCTCGGGTAATGCGAAAGAGCCGGGGCTCAAATCGAGTTCACTCATTGGCTTCTTCAACTTTCTTTGCAAGGTCGATGATGTAACGCTCTGCAAGCGCCAGACCCTGAATGGTCCCGCAGAGTTTTTGGTATTCGTCAAATGAGCGGCATGCCCCACCCGCCAAGTCATCGGCGTAGTTGTTCATGTCGGTGCGTATTTGTTCGCGCAATACGCGTGCGAAGTCTTGGATCATTTGGGTTTATTGTCCTTTTGGGCGTTGGCTAAGATTTGGGCTGCTTGCAAAGCGGTCTGCGCTTTGTTCTTGGCAATGTCGGAGCCCAGCTTGACGCCGGTCTGCTCCTCATTGAATTGCTGTTTGGCTTGGCTTTCCTTGATCTGGGCACCCACGCGCATGGCCTCGAGCTGCAACTGGCCAGAGACTTTCTGCTCTTCCAGCTTCTGCTTGTCGGCGGAGGACGATGCGTTAATCATCATCTTCTGGGCTTCCAGCTCCAACTGCTTGGCCTTGATCTGGACTTCCTGCTGCTTGATCTGCAACTCTTGCTGCTGCATCTGGATCACAGGGTCTTGCATCTGCTGCTGTGCCTGCTGCTGCGCAGCTTGCGCTTGGTTCTGCTGGACCACCTGCTGCGCGGCTTGAGCCATCATGGCTGACAGGGCAACCTCCATCTGCGGTGGCAGCTTCTCGTCCTCGGGCGGCAGGGGCATACCCAACTGCTGCTCGATCTGCTGGCGCATCATGTACCCAGCGTGCTCAGCAATATGCGCTTGCTGCTCGGCAATGAGCTTCTGCGCCTGTGGGTTTTGCCCAATCATCGCGGCCATTGTGGGGTCTTGAGACAGCATGCTGTGTACAGCAATATGCGCCTTATGGTCCTGATGGAAAAATGCCTTGACTGGCTTGCCTTTGAGGATTGACTGGTTCTCAGACACTGGGTCTTCAGGCTTCATATCCTCTTCGATCGGCACGAGCTTATCGGCGTTCTTGATGCCCAACACCTCGAGCATGTTGCGGTGCAACTGCGGCAAGTCGTAAATCTGCGGGGCCATCTGCGCCATCTGGATCACGGCCTGATACTGGATCACGCGCTGGCTCATGGTGGCTGCATTCGGATCGCTCACAGGGATCACGTCCACCAGATCGTAATCTTCCTTCTTGGCCTTGCGTGTGCCGTACTCAGGCTCGTATGTGTAGTCTGGGTCTGTGTAGTCGCGGATGATGTCCTTGAGCAGGCGCAACTCTTGCTTCAGGGCGAAGTGAACTCGGGCCTGAACAGCCGTCATCACCTTGAGCTGGCGCTCGAGCAGAGCCAGCGTTGTGCCCACCGGGGCTTGAGCAGACATGTCGCTCACGTTCATGTCTGCTGTTGCAGCAAAGCGACGGCCTTCCTCTACGAT